CTGCTACAACCGCATCGGCCACAACCGCATCGGCAACATTCAATAATGGTGGATCGGGCGGTACTTCAGGCTCCACATTCAATGGCGGTACGGCTTTAACGGTTTCTTACAACACAATTGGTGCGCCATCAACCACGGGCACAAATGCAACAGGCACATGGGGCATTGGTATCTCTGGCAACGCGGCAACGGTTACCAATGGGCTTTATTCAACAGGTAGTTATTCAAATCCCACTTGGTTAACATCTATTTCAGGTTCAATTGTCAGCGGTGCGGTTACTTCGGCAACCACGGCCACAAACATTGCGGGTGGAACGGCTGGGGCATTGGCCTACAATTCTGCGTCTGGCACAACCACGTTTTTAGGCTTAGGCACAACCAATTACGTATTGACGGCGGGTGCAAGTGCGCCTCAGTACGTTGCACAATCCACTTTATCGGTTGGATCGGCCACTAGCGCAACTACGGCAACCAATTTAGCGGGTGGTGGTGCGGGTTATGTGCCCTACCAAACAGGAAGCGGTGCGACTGCTTTTGTAAGCGCTGGTACTACTGGGCAAGTTTTAACCTCAAACGGTACACCAACGCCCACTTGGTCAACGCCCACATCGTATGCCACAGTTACGGACGATACAACCACAAATGCAACCCGTTACCCTTTGTTTGCTAGTGCAACAAGCGGAACGCTATCAACTGAGTACACATCAAGCACAAAATATCAGTTTAATCCGTCCACGGGCATATTGACGGCCACAGGCTTTAGCGGATCAGGCGCTAGTTTAACGGCATTAAACGCATCAAATGTTTCTAGTGGGACGTTAAGCATTGCTTATGGCGGTACAGGACTAGGCACAACGCCCACAAATGGCCAATTGTTGATTGGAAATGGCACAAATTACACATTGTCCACGCTGACGGCGGGTTCAAACGTCACAATTACCAATACATCGGGCGGTATTTCAATTGCGGCGGTCTCTGGTGCGGTCACGCTATCGGATGACACGACAACAAACGCAACAAGATACCCATTATTTGCAAATGCAACAAGCGGAACTGTGTCGACAGAGTATACAAGTTCTACCAAACTGCAATACAATCCATCTAGCGGTGAATTGGCATCTCCCGAATTCAATGCTACAAACGGTATTCATGTTCAAGCAAATACGGTTTCTAGCAGTTATACGATTCCTAGCGCAAGTACTGGCGTGTCTTATTCGCCCATTACGATTGCTAGTGGGGCATCGGTAACAATTTCGGCATCATCAACGTGGAGACTAATTTAAGCGTAATCGTTTAAAATGTCTTAAATTTAGGGGGTTTCATGTCTAATTTAGTCTTTCAAGCTACTGGTGGCGGTGCAATAACGCTTACTGGCGCTAATACAGCATCAACATTTACAATCAATGTGCCTGCAACGGCTGGCAACATGGTAACTACTGGTGATTCAGGGACCGTGACGGTTACGATGCTATCGGCCACAGGCACACCATCATCTACTACTTATTTAAGAGGCGATGGCACTTGGTCAACCCCATCATCAGGCGTTAGTTTAAGTGCGGCTAACACTTGGACAGCTACCCAAACCTTTAACGGGTCATCATCTACATTTGCAACAACGCTTCTTGATGCCAATGAAACGGTTAACGTAGTTGCATCAGCACCATCATCAACGACAAACTTTTACATCCAATCAGGTGGTGTTCAGTACTACACATCAAACGCCGCAAATAACTGGACGCTGAACATTGCTTTTTCTAGCGGAACATCTTTAAACACAGCATTGTCTACGGGTCAGTCAGTTACGTTTACTTTGGTGACCACACAAGGTTCTACTGCCTACTACAACAACGCAGTCACAATTGACGGCACATCGGTAACGCCCAAATGGATTGGTGGTGCGCCTACGGCTGGTAATGCTAGTGGACTTGACGTTTATAGATTTGCCGTGGTAAAGACAGCAAGTGCAACTTATACTGTGTTGGCAAGTCTGACACAATATAAATAAGGATTAGCAATGCCACTTCAAAATACATCAGGCAACGATACAACAGACGCTTACGGTGGTGGGGCGGCGGCTATTCCTAACTACATCGAGGATGTGTTCTCGACTTGGCTTTATGCTGGAACAAGCGCAACACAGAATATTGTTAATAATATTGATTTATCCACTAAAGGTGGATTGTTTTGGGGTAAAGATAGAACATCTGGCAGTAGTAATAATTGCTTTATTGATAGCGCCAGAGGTGTAGGTAATGAACTTGCATCAAACCTTTATGTCGGCCAAACATCGCAAGGGCTTGTTACTTCATTTAATACAAATGGAGTAAGTCTTAGTTCAAATAACTCCATTGGCAATATTAACCGTAGTGGTGAAAATTACGTCTCATGGACATTCCGCAAGCAACCAAAGTTCTTTGATGTTGTGACTTATACGGGGACTGGCTCAGCAACAACTATTGCTCACAATCTTGGTAGTGTTCCAGGTTGCATTATTGTCAAACGTACAGACGGCTCTTTTGATTGGCAGGTATATCACAACGGTTTAACAAGCGCCGCATACAGCATTCAGCTTGATACAACTGCCGCACAAGCATCTGCAACAACAGTATGGAACAGCACAGCGCCAACAAGCACAGTTTTTAGCGTTGGAACTGACGCAACAGTTAACGCATCTGGTGGCACTTACGTTGCCTACATCTACGCATCCAACGCAGGAGGCTTTGGCTTAACTGGTACGGACAATGTTATTAGTTGTGGGGGTTATACAGGCTCTAACAGCAATCAAACAATTAATCTTGGATGGGAACCTCAATGGTTGCTAATTAAGAACGTGACGAACGGCGGCAACGATTGGAACCTTGTTGACAATATGCGAGGATTTACGATTGACAAAGGATCGCAGTTTTTAAATCCAAACTTGGCTAACGCAGAACAAACATACAATCAAAACTACTGCCGTATTACAAACACGGGGTTCTTTGTTGGCGGTGGGTTTGCTCAGTTCAACATTAGCGGAGCAAACTTCATCTACATAGCCATTCGCCGTGGCCCGATGAAAGTGCCTACTGATGCGACTAAGGTGTATAACGCTATTGCACGAACAGGTAACAGCGCCGTAACTACAGTTACTGGTGTTGGATTTACTCCTGATTTAGTTCATATTCAAGCAAGAAGTGCTGGTCAAGCATCTCATTTTAATGATAGATTGCGTGGTGCATCGCAAGTAATAATTACACAAGATACATCAGCAGAACAAACAGATTCTGGGGGTGTTTCTTCGCTTGCTGTGCAACAAGGAATGATTGTTGGAACTGATGCAACAAATGGTTGGACTAATTTTTCTGGAATAGATTATATTAACCATTTTTTCCAACGCGCCCCATCATTCTTTGATGAGGTTTGCTATACAGGTAATGGTACAACAAATTCACAGAGCCATAATCTTGGTGTTGCGCCTCAGTTGATAATTACAAAATCTCGTTCCAATGTAGTTAATTGGGCTGTATTTTCAGAACTTGGAACATCACAATACGGGTCAACTATTTTTGGTAGATCAATATTAAACTCAGCTAATGGTTCAACTTATTGGACTTTTGGAACTAGTAATGGGCTTGCAAGCGCACCAACAAGCACCGCTTTTGTGTTGGATGGTACAGTAGCAAACATTTCCGGTGCAACTTATGTTGCCTACCTATTTGCCACTTGCGCTGGTGTAAGCAAAGTAGGTTCATACACAGGTACAGGAGCTACTCAAACAATTAGCTGCGGCTTTACTGGTGGTGCAAGGTTCGTATTGATTAAGCGCACCGACAGCACAGGTGACTGGTACGTTTGGGACACGGCTCGAGGCATGGTGAGTGGCACAGACCCATCCTTGTTGCTCAACAGCACAGCGGCTGAAGTTAACGCCAACAGCATCTACACAACAACTGGTGGCTTCCAGATCGTCAGCACCGCCGCAGGTATTAACGCATCTGGTGGAACTTACATCTTCTTAGCAATTGCTTAAAGGACAATTATGGAAATTAGATTACAGGACGGTCAAGTGATGTTTGAATCAGAATTCAGACAGCACATCAAACAAAACGGTGGCGGTACATGGGAAACCACAACGCCTGAAATCTTGGCATCTCTTGGTGCAAGCGTGGTATTTGAAGGCCCACAAGCAAGTCCTACACGCTATCAAACAGCGTTCAGAGATGGCGTTCAAGAGATTGATGGTCAATGGTTTACCAAGTATTCCGTTGCTGACATGGACGATGATGCAAAGATTGCAAAAGACGCAGAACAAGCCAAGTCTGTTCGTACACAAAGAGATGAAAAGCTCAAAACAACGGACTGGACACAAGTATCAGATGCCCCAGTAGACAAGACTGTTTGGGCTACTTACAGACAAGCATTGAGAAATTTAACTAAAGAAAACGGTTTTCCTTGGGATATGAATTGGCCAGAGGAACCAAAATGAAATGGCTTATATCCGACATTGATGCAAAAGACGGTGTAATTACATCGGTTAAGTATCACGTTTCCTATACCGATAATGACATTACGGTAGAAACTGAAGGATATTGGACATTTAAAAAGGTTGACCCACAAGTAAAGTTTGAGGACGTGACTGAAGAAATGATCGGTCAATGGATCGAGGAAGATCAAATTGTTGATGGGTATGCGGTAATTACTGATCGACTGAAAGAACAGCATCAGGCGCTACAAACGCCAAAAGTGATACCGCCTTGGAAACCACAAGTATTTACGCCTAAGTTTTAAGGATTAAAAATGGCCGCCCCAATAGACATCATTAGCAGAGCCTTAAAGG